TGATGCTAGGTTGTAGTCGAATCCTGTTCTGTCTTCGTAAGCTTTTCTGTCTGCGTCCATTCTCCTCTGATCTTCAGCAGTCAAAGCAGCACCTGAGTTAATAGAAAAGTCACCAGAAGTACCAGTTAAGTTTGTACCTGTTGTAAGCGCACCGCCTAAAGCACTATTTGCAGTGTTTAGGTTGTTAAACCTCTGTTGATCTTGTGATAAATATTGGTCGGTTAATTGTTGACGGATAGTGTTGCCCATGTCGACTCTTCGATCATCTTGTCCTCTTTGTGCAATTGCTGAAGTTAAGGCTTCTCTACTTGAATTACTGTTGCCACTTGCAGAGGCACTTTTATCAATGTTTGTAAGAGTATTTTCTGTAAAATTCCGATCACTATCTCTCATGGCTGCATCGAGTAAACCACCGACGTTATTGTTAGCGTAATTGTTAGCTGCTGCTAAAGTATCAGAAGTCGTTCCAATCCCACCATAGATATCAGTTGCGTTACCAGCAAAACTAGAGCCAGCATTCGTAAGACCCTCTGCAATTGGACGTAAACCAACACCAGCGTTGTTCATGTAATTATAAGCATTTCGGGTAGCTGGTGACATATCAGCATAAGTATCACCAGTGTAAGCCCCTGCATTCTTCAAAGTGTTATAACCACCTTCTAGATCACCATAGTAATTGCCCATGTAAGGCTTAACCATATTCCAAGGTTCCATGTTTGCAGCATTTGCGTCTCTAGTTGCGTTAGCTGTTTCTCTAGCTCCCATGTAACCTAAGCCACCCCCAATTACGGCTCCAGCCGTTACAATCCACGTCATTCTTTTATACTCCTGTTATTTAGTACCTGTAGTTCACCCTCAAATCTCTTAAGGTCAGGTTCTGCCATTCCAAGTTCTTGGTAGTTCTCAGCAATTGTTTCTTTTTCTATGTGTAATAGTCCTTCAGCAGTATTCTCTGTGGTTAAGTGTACTGTTGAAAGGATCGAGTCCTCTAAGACATAAAAAGCTCTCTTTGCACCTCTCGGACTAACAAATGTATGAGGTGCTTCTATTGTTTCTTTTCCAAATTCAGACACAACAATAAGTTTGCCTTTCATAAGAAATGCTAGGTGAGGATGTCGATGTAATTTACCAACGATTGTTGCACCTTTAGGCATAAACAATTCTCTACCGTAAACCGAGCAGCCAAATTCTTCTAATACTGGTGTAAAATGATGTGTTACTTCACACTGGTCACTAACATCTTCTACAGTGCCGTCAGTAATCCCATCTTCTATTAACTGTTGGAAAAAAGTTACCTGAGCTTTACGGTGTAATTGCTCTTCTTTGTCTTCACTGTCTGAAAAGTCAAACGGCAACCCATGCTGTTCCATTATAAACTACCAATCCACTAGAGTTATTTCCTAAAGCATTCCAAGGAAGTACGTTAAAGCGTACCATTCCTTTTTTTGGTTTAGGTGGTTCTTGGTCTGTTGCCTGTATTGCAGCCTCAGACAAACTTTTAAGTGCTGTTTGTATTTCTAGTAGTTCTTTTAGAATGTGATCTTTTAAAACATTATCAAAAGCTGTCTCTGGAGATGCCTGTAGATCGTTATAGACATATTCTCTAAGTGTTAAATCTGTAATTTCATTTACTGGCATTTATACTTACCTTTTACCTGTAACGTAGACATCCAGATCAAATCCACTAAATGTAAAATCTTTTATTACTGCTGTTTCATTTAGTTTATAGGACAAATATCTGCCACTAGCTCTACTATCTAATTTATAGTCTGTTGATATATTAAGTGTCTGAGTACCACTATAGTTTGGAACGTCCGAAGATAGGTTGGCTGCTCCAAACGTAAACTTAAACTCTTTGTCTGAATTGGTCGTCTGTATCTGGGGTACAACTTTGTTAATTACTTTGTATCCAGTCAATTCGACTTGCATCTCATCTAGATCAATTCCAGTGCGCTCTAACTTGATGGGCATATTTAAAGAAGTGTTTCTTGGTTGTGTTAAAGTGCTACTGTCAATGAGATCCACACCATAGATCATGTGTAAACTCTGTATCGCTAAATTAAAGCCAGCACACATGAATAAGTGTCGATCAAACCCAGCTTCTTGAGAATGGTATGTACCACCAACGTTTTCATAAGTTGGTGTTCCTACAGTTGCATATGTATCGACGCTATCTAAGTTTGATGAAGTACCGTGAAAGACGTTAGGTAGATCCATAAATGACCAAGTATTATATTTGTAATTATATACTGCTGCTCTATTACACCCATCTGTACCAGCGTATGTGACCATGTCGTCGCCTGATAGGTAGCAGAAGTATATTTCTTCAAGGTCTTGATTGACGACAGTAAAACAATTGCTTTTCTTGGAACTATTAAGCGAACTGAAGATGTAGTCTTTGACTCGGTTTTCAGCTATCGACTGGTGAGATGCACCGTCAGTTACGTAGATGTCATTTTCACCAAAGACATAATGCTTTCCTTCAACCTCAACAACACAGTTCTGATTTATAACACCGACATCATTAAAGAGTTTTCTAAAGTTAAAGATAAATTGACCACCCACAAAGTCCATCTTCCAAACTTGGTCGCTACTGTAGATAAGAAATGAGTTACCTAGAGTAGCTCCATCGATGATGGGAGTCGTCATAGCAACAAGATCATTAAAACCAGCTGACTTTGTTGCGTCAGCTGCGTCCCACGATGCTGGCACTGAGTTAGCCAATGCAATGTCACTAAAGCGAACTCGATTGGGGTAGCTGCTGCTCCCTTCAACGAGGTTAAGGGCAATTAAAAAGTCACCATAAGTTCTCAGTGCGTTGGTTCTCCAACCAGCATCCCAGTTTGGTAAATTAGTAAAGTTAGTTGCAGAGGGTGTGCGATGAACTGGTACACGCTCACTTCTATTTATGTAGATAACGTCAGCTAACTGGGTTGAGGTAAATGGGATGAATGAACCAGCAGCAGAGTTCATATTACCACGACTTGTAGTTCCTTCAATTATCTCAAATCTACTATTAACATAAAATAGTGTATCGTAACCACCTGAGCTTTTTAATGCAAAAAGGTGGTGTGGTGTCATTAGTGCTGCAAAGTTTGTTACCGCTTGAATAGTTCTAAAGATAGGTGATCTACTTACTTCTCCACTGCTAAAGCGTACATTGTTAGCACGGCTAAATGCGTTGGGTGGTAGGTTAAAGGGAGCTACGTCTGTAACTACTCCAACAGAGCCAAGGTCACGCAATGGAATATTAGCCATATGTTAAGCCCTTACGCTAACTCAGAGACATAAGTGATGTCGTTTGAATCTGCATTAGTGAACTTGTAGTAATGACCGACTGGTACAATGAAACTAAAGTTACTCTTCTCATATTCACCATCGTTACCCGGCCACCCAGCTATCACAACCCAATTACTGTTGTCAGAAGAAACAGAGATTTCTACACCACCCCCATAAATGTAAGCTGCCACCATGATAGGTTTGGATGTTGAGTTCTGATAACTTGTGTTGTTAACCCTAGATACCCTAGACCAAGTTTGACCGACACCACCAGCACCTGAAGCATCAACATATGCCTTCACGGACTGCTGGGAGGGTACTGCCGTAGCTAAGTTTGAAGCCATGTTGTCTTCGTCTTTAAAGTCTAACAAGGATGCTGCTGTAGCTGATGAGAAGTATGGAACCTTGTTTGTAGCTTGAGTAAGACCAGCGATATCAGTGAGGATGTCATTGGAGGCTTGCTTGGCGTCTAGCTGCGTTTGTATAGCTGAAGTAACACCGTCACTGTAGTTAAGCTCTGCTGCCGTCGCAGTCACACCATCTAGGATGTTTAGTTCTGCTGCTGACGCTGTGACACCATCGAGGATGTTGAGTTCAGCAGCGGTGCTTGTGACACCAGCTAAGATGTTGAGTTCTGCGGTTGTCGCGGTGACACCATCGATTAAGTTTAACTCAGTGTGCGTCGCAGTCACTCCACCTGTTACATTGGGAAACGTAGATTTCACGGTGGACTTGATGAGGCGTAGGTGGTCGTCAGCTTGGCTGAGGGCGTCTGTAGAGGCTGGGTTACTAGCGTTCAATGAGTTGATGTAGGTTCCTGATTCTAAGGCCATGTATGTGTCTCCAGTCTTATACTGTTGTTAGGTCATAAGACCTATACTGTTGGACGGGGGCTGATAATCCAGAGTGTGTGGGTCAGCCAGCTAATTCTAAGGGAGGTGAGTTTGTTGGCGTTAGCTCTATCAACAGTGAACTCAAGTTCGGGTAATACGTGGAAGTAACCAAAAGTCCAATCATTGGTTAACTTAGGCAAAGTGATTTTCATGGGTGGGTCTCTCTTTCAAAGGACGGACAACAACAATAACAACAAGTGGGCTTTAGCTCATTTTTGAAATTGACATTTGATTATTGGGCTGGGGGGTCGAAACAAAGGTACACCCCAATCAAAACCAGAGACATTTGTCATTAGAGCTATATAAACAAGGGTTTCATTGCTAATGGGATGTAATATCCCCTGAGGTTTAGTAGTTTCAAATGGGAACCAAAGGCATTAGACATTAGATCTAAAATTTATTGGCATAACCCATTAAAAAAGACGTACAAATCGGAACCTAAGTAACACTTAAGTAACTTAGACATAATTGTTGTTATCTACTGTCTACTCACCCAAGTCCACTTATCACCTAAGTAAATACAAAAGGAAAACTACAGCATCCATAGTTCGACCGTTGTCTACTTATCTGGCTGGGAGGAACCAAGGTAGACTTATCGATCTTACGTCATCGGATACTGTAGTTTCCAAGGTTGTAAACAGTAGTACCAAGGGGGAACACAGACACAGACTGTATGTCTCTAAAGGGTAGACACAATTGAAATACCTATGATACAGGGGTTATGTACACTGGCTGGGAGAAGCAGTCTTTGTGACCTTGTTAGGTCTTATGACCTATACCTTGATGTCACCTTAGTTAGACACTCACCTTGTCCAGTGTACACTTCTGTTACCTATGATCCACAGCTTCCACCTTTGCCTGAGATATCACAGACATCATGGGTTTGTGTCTCCAGTATCTCTTGTCCTTGGAGGTTGCTAGCTTCACTGTAGCTCACTGGTGTCAGTGGTTGTCCACCTCTGGAACCGTCAGCATAGCTTGTGAACCCTCGTAATCTGGATGCATACTTAGCTAACATGTGAGCAAAGGGTTCCACTGTGTCTTCATTGTTCTGTGGTGAACCCCAGCTTGGAAGGTTGATGGTACTTGAGATAGCTTGGTCGACATAGTCTTGGACATCAGCTTGGAACTTAATTCTTCTCTCTGGTTCTGCTGCAAGGTCAAGTGAACTCTCGATGCTATCTGGGTCAGTACCACACAGATCAATGATCTCTTGAGCTGCACTGTCGACAACATACTGGTAGTGCCAATCTGTACCGTTCTTTAGGTATCTTCTTTTGTATGCGACAGCGAAGATAGGTTCTATACCTGTAGATGTCCCAGCTAAAATTCCAATCGAACCTGTGGGAGCTATGGCTCTCACTGCTACTGGTCTGTTGACACCTAGCCACTGTGAGAAGCTGTCAGCAGCCTTGTCACTGGCTCCTTTGTAGACTGATAGCCACTGGTGTAGCTCATCGTTTACCTCGTACTTGTAACCCTTCTTGATGAGCCACTCATGCATTCCCATAAGACCTAGACCTAGACGACGGTTCTTCTCACGTACCTCGTATACCTTACGATACGGTAGTTGAGCTTTGAGTGTTCCACAGAGGAGGAACTTAGTACCGAGGTTAACTACTTCAGCTAGCTCTTGGATGCTATCGATGCGACCGAGGTTCACTGATCCTAGATTACATACGTCACTGTCGTCTTCACTTGTGATCTCACAACAGGCATTCCTGAGTGTCTCCTTCTCTTTGTCAAAGAAGTTGAACGAGAAGGCTGGCTCGGATGTCTTGAGAGACTGAGCAACATTCTGCATGAAGACATCACCTAGTTCACCTGTTTTATAATAGTTCATCAGCCACTCAGTATCATAGTTGACACTGATGTTTGTCATGTCGAGAGGGGCTGGGAAGTTGAAGTCTGATTGTTTTATATCCCACAAGGATTGACCTGTAGTTCCCACTGGCATGTTTGCCCAGTCTTTAGATGTCAGGAACTCTTGGACATCACCATGCTTCCAGTTCAGAGATCCGTATATTGCACTTCGTCTACTACCACCTTGCATCACCCGACGACCAATCTCGTTGATCATGTTCATCTTTGGTACAGCACCAGATGCAAAGCCACCTGTTTTAGCTATCTTAGATCCAGCTGGACGGTAGACAGAGTAGTCAACTCCTATGCCGCCTCCAGTCATCAAACAGTTTTCAGCTTTCCAGCTGAGGTTTGCCCAGTCTTCTCTGGTATCCTCTTCTGCTTTCAGAAGATAACAGTTGTTAAAGAATTTGTTGGGTCTACCAGCGTAGTAAATGTAGCGACCACCAGCCAAGAACTTCATGTCTGTCATGTACTTGGCGAGTTGCTTTTGATCTCCATCAGACATGTGATCACCACACACATCTTCTACTAATGTATTACATAACTCAGGCCACGTCTCAGCTCCCTCATGTTTGTATTTGTAGTTAAAGATATCTTCTGAGAATTGGCTTCTAAATTGCATTGGGGGTTTTTCCTTGTATCTGATTAATTCTAAATTGGGCGTACCTAATGATTTTAAGTAAATCTTGGGTTTCGCTTTGGGTTTCGGTCTTACCTTCATATTGCTTTAGTCCTGCTCGACAGGCGTATTTAACAATGTTCCCAGCATGGAAGGAGAGATTGTTTTGCATGATGAACTCTATTGGTTCTATCTGGTACAAAGCATAGTGGCTGGGTTTATTAATGATGTCTTCCTCATCCATCAGCGAACTCCCTTCTTGGGAACTCAGCCCACAAGCGGATCTCATTCGCCAGTGTTAACCTTTTGTTTCTTTCTGGTGCATCTCTGGGATGGGGTGTTGCTTTCTTCATCAGCACACCAAGAACTTCTTGGTCGTCCTGAGACATGTTGGTGTTAGCAAAGGAATAACGACATCGGGCTTCATGCCAATCGTAGTCTGTGTCATCCGCTGTAATTCTTTCGGTTACATGTCTACAGAAATCTTTGTCTTTACGAAGGTAATCTACATACCGATGTTTCTTAATTGTTTCTTGCATGGTTTGGCTCCCAAAGTATTACTTGTTTCTTTTTGAAATCGTAGTCGGAATACCGAAGTATCCGAGCGCATCGTGCCTGAGTTAAGGCATCCTGTTTGCTGAGACCCTGCTTAGAATACTGATGCTCGACAACACTCCAGTCAGGTCGACCAGCAAGCAGCTTGGTAGCTGTTACCTCGCCAACTTTCGGACAACCTTTGTATCCATCAGTTGGATCTCCAATTAACGATTGTTTGTAGAAGTTTCTGTCTGCTTCCTGCCTGTTGATCTTCAACGTCTCACCAGTGCTGGGTCGATACAGTGTGCAAGGAATAGTCTTCATATCCTTGTCATCCGAGATGATAATTGTCTTACCTTTACTACACGTTGCCAAGATACCCATGACATCATCAGCCTCTAATGTATCGACTTGAGCAAAGCTGTAGTGATCTTGACACCAGTTGACAAAACTTGAGTAGCCAATAGGCTTCCGTGTTTTCTGTCGGGCTATCTTATACTCTGGATGAAAGGTCTTTCTAAAGTTGTTTAGACCAGTGAAGCATAAGATAAACGAAGCTGTCTTAAAGGTCTCACAAAAGGCTTCCAATTGTAATTTAAAGTTTTCTTTTGCTTGCTTCAGATCTGAGTTTAAAGACCACAAGTCTCTCTGTTCATCCCAGCAGATCTCTTCTTCTGAAGCCGCTAGTGTCCTGTACACATACAGGTCGGCATCAATTAATAATGTCGTCTGATTTTGCTCCAATGAGCTTATCAATGATTGCATCTAAATTCTCCTTAAATGATTGGCCTGAGTTAGTGAGACCCCACTTGTTATTGTAGACATTGGTTGTGCCACTGTATGTCGTGATGAAGCCTTCAGAAGCACACACGGCTAACTCGAATGCTTTCTGTCGAGCAAACCTACTGTTGACAGTAAAACCATCTCGGTAGGCTCGATCTAAGATTACATACATCTCGATTAAACCATCGAGTTCATCAGCTTCTGCCTTAGTGAGTTGCCGCCCAACTAGAGCCTTGCTTCCATTCTGAATCAATTGGGATTTTAAGACTGAATGCTTCGCCAGCCCGTTTCGATAGTCGTTTAAATTTATTGGCTGTTTCGTCAATGTCTAACTCCTTTGAAATTGAAATTTGTAATTCGTCATGTATCCAGCCGACGATGAACACTTTGCTTCTGAGGTCGTTGTCCTCGATGTACTGATCCACCAGCTGCAACCACTTCTTTGCAACTAATGCACCGCCACTTTGTAATAATTGAGACAACAAACGTCCTTCGCTTCGTACATGAAGTCTTCGTTTATCAAGGCCAATTAAGTAGCCCCTCTCAAATGCTACTTTGAGATCTTTCTTTAACTGAGCAAACGCTGGTACAGCCGTCTCAAAGTTCTGTCGGATCTTCTTTCCCTCAGCGCGTCCACCTTTGACAATCTTTCCCAATAAGGCGTCGCCAGCTCCAAAAAGCTGGGCGTACAAAAGAGTCTTGCTTTGCGCTCTAGTATCAAGTTTAGCCGCCACTCTGTTAAACTCATGAATATCTCCTTCTAAAATATGACGAGCATACTCACCGTTGTCATTTAACATTGAAGCTAAGATCCGCACCTCGATGCCACTTAAATCTATGCCTACTAATGTATGACCTCGGTATGGTTTAAACAGGGATCTGCACTCTTCACCGAAAGGTGCTGAGACAGCTGGAACAGTGGATAGAGCAGGGGATCTGTGTGCAGCTCTACCGCTGACAGTGCCACCACTAATGATCGTGTGTCTTAATCTACCATCTGCATCTACTAACTTTAGCCAACTGCCGTTTCCTTCAGCTAACTGACTGATACGTTTGTTCAGTAGAAACATCCGAGCCAGTGTCTTAGCCTCTGGAAATGCTAGAGAAAGTAAGACTGTCTCATCGATCTTCGGTTCACCGTTAGGTGTGAAGGACTTGGGTCGCCAACTGTACTTTTCCATCAGACAGTATGCTATGTGCTTCCTACTGTTCGGGTTAAACTCAACCACATGTTTCTTGATGAACTCTTCACCTTTGACGTACCCAAGTTTCTTGTTGTTCACCTTTGGCACAAACGGCTCTTCAATAGTCCAAGGTGGGAACAGAGTTAACAAGGTTACCCTTAGTTCCTCTCGCTCTTTGGACAGTTTAGCGTACAACTTACCAGCTGCCTCGACATCAAAGTTCCATCCATTCTGCCCGATCCTATAACAGATAGCAGCTAGGGAATGTTCTAGATCAATAGACGTCTGTGAGAAGTCTTCTGAGATCAAAGTTTTGTGGAGTTTGCTGGAGACAACAACATCTTGAGCGCAGTAATCTAGCATCTCTTGGGAATAGTGTTCCCAGCCTCCAGTGTAATCACCTTTGTATTCACCAAGTCGCATTCCCCAAGCTTTCAACGAATGCGAACCATAGAGGTTTCTTGGCATGTCTTTAATTTCTCGAAGGATGTCATTGGTGTAGATGTCAGCATATATTAACCGTGCCATTACCAGTGTGTCAGTGATCTTACCTTTCGGTTTAAAACCGTACAGCTGATCTAAGACTTGGTTGTCATAAGCAATGATATTGTGACCGATTATTTCGTCAGCATTTTCAAGTAATCTGACAGCTGCAACTATACTTTCTTTGCTGCCACCAAACTTAGTGATCTTACCGTCGTCTAAATCTTTTAAGACAATGCAGTGAACCACAGAAACCTTTGGGATAAGACCGTCAGACTCTAGGTCAAAACAGTATCTACTCATCTGTTGTCACCATCACCTGAAATTTTGTTACGCAACAAACGACTGTTGAGTTTTTTGGTATTGTCTTCAGCGACCGACTGTAAATTGTAGTCCAGTTTCTTAGCAATCTGAGCGATAAACCAAAGGATATCACCAAGCTCTGCTTTCATGCCTTCCTTGACTTGTGTAAAATCTAAGTCATCTCGAATGTACTTTGCATACTTGCTTTGTAATTCACCGACTTCTCCACCAATGCCAGCTATTAAATACTCAAAAGCCTTATCTTCTGGATACATTGCGGTGACTTGTGTGTCAGCTTGGTAGCCATTCATAGTTAACGCTGCTCTACCATTTAAATACACTTTGGGTTTTGTCATGCTGCTCTCCTTTTTATTGTTAAAATGTTGTTTCCAATTCACAATCGGTTAACCGTGAGGTCTCCAGATTGTATTGGACTGTTCCACCAAAGCCTGTTGTTCCAAGGTGTCTGTTTTTAAGACACATCAAGGTTCTTCGGTTACTGCTTGGATCGTCTCTATCCACTGATAGTGAAATACAGACATCACTTAACTGGGCTAGACTGTGTGATCCTCTTAGCTGACTTAGCTGGACGTCACTTGTTCCTGCTTCGTGTGATCCACCGTTCTTTGGTCTGGACAAATGACTGACCAAAAACAAAGTTACATTTAACTCTTGGACTATCTTAGTCCTGAGTGTTGTCGTGATGTAGTCGATGAGTTGTCTCTCATTACTTTCAGCACCTAACCCAGATACCAAGATCGAGACGTGATCTAAGAATATGTGAGTGCATCCATGAGCAAGAACCATGTACTGAATTTTCTCTAAGATGTTCTCCAGCTCAGTTGAGCCAAAGTGGTCTAAGAGAACAACATCTTGGTTTTCAAACAGACTATCAAAGCCAGCTTCTATCTCTTCCTTAGTTGCTGCATTTTCATCAACAGTAATATTCTTGTTAATGTGAGTACCAACAAGTGATTGTAGTGTTCTCTTGTTTGTCTCTTCAAGCATCAACAGGCCAACCTTTTGACCCTGTTCTTTATGTAGGCTGTATGCAATCTCTCGGATCAGTGTACTTTTACCTAAGCCTGATCCAGCAGCTAAAAGCACCATGGTGGAAGGAAAGATACCACCTGTTATCTTGTTCAGTAATTTAAATGGATACTGAACGCTGCTCTTTGCATCACTTTCAGATATTACATCTCTAAAGTCAGCACTGGTTACAATGTTGTCGGGTCTATATGGTTGAGCAGTAAAGACAGAATTTACAATGGCAGCTCCATCATTATTCTGAAGTGCTTCATTGCAGTCTTTATAATCGAAAGTTCCTGCTATCTTAATTTTACCAATTGGTAGTGCAGCTCCACAAGCTTGCATGGATTCACGACCAGCAGTGTCATTGTCAAACATTAAGATCAATTGTTCGAAATTCTTTAGGTAATCCCAGTTGTCGAGTAAGGATTTCTTCGCACTTGAAGCACCATTAGGTATACCGACTGTAGGAAACTTATGGTAACCCTGAGCAATACTAGCGGAGATTGTGTCTATCTCACCTTCACAAATGACTAGGGTCTTACCTTTTGACCACAGATGACTACCGTACAAAGACATTTTCTTGGCATCGCCAACGATAGAAAAGTT